GCTTTCAATCACTTCGGTTCTATCACAACAGATGAGATCCTTGCCAAGGTTCGGTACATGGTCAAGGCTATGGACTGTAAGTTTGTAGTGATTGATCACCTGTCTATCCTTGTGTCTGGTCTGGACGATGGGGATGAACGCCGGAACATTGATATGCTGATGACCAAGCTTCGCAGTTTGGTTGAGGAAACTCAATGTGGTCTTCTTCTTGTGTCCCACCTACGCCGTATGTCTGGTGACAAAGGACAGGAACAAGGCGGTGCTATCTCACTTAGCCAGCTTCGTGGATCACATAGCATTGCCCAGCTTTCAGACGCTGTTATAGCCCTTGAAAGGAACCAACAGGCTGATGACCCCATCGAAGCTAATACAACGGCTGTACGAGTCCTGAAGAACCGTTACGCAGGGGATACAGGCATAGCTTGTTACTTGCTTTACGATAAAGAAAGTGGTAGGTTGTCTGAGATTGAGAACCCATTTGAAACAGGTAATGAACCAACAGACACAGGAGATTTTCTATAATGTTACAACCAATACAAGGAGCCGTGAACATTCCATTCTCACGGCAGAGATATGAGATGGCTGATAATCCAGCTAAGAAAAAGATTATCGGTTATCTTACTCGTAATGGACACAAAATACTTGATGCCAAGGAAAACTTTTCTGTTGACATCAAAAGCGAAAAAGCGGATAATATCTACTTTAATGAAGTAGAGATAAAGTTCTCTTGGAAAGGAGATTGGAATAAAGATTGGAAAGAGATTCGTATTCCTTATCGTAAGCACAAGCTTATCAATAAGGTTCGTCAGTTGGATACTCGTCCATTCTTTAACTTCTATATTCTTCGTGGTGATCTTCAATATGCTTGGCGCATTAAAGATTACATTGTTGAACAGTCAGATGTAAGGGAAGCAAAAGGAAGATACATCAAGAAAGGTGAACACTTCTTTCATATTCCTGTAGATAAAGCGGAGTTAATAAGACTATGAATAAACGTGCGGCAGTAGATATAGAAACAGATGATCTGAACGCAACAGTCATCCACTGTATTGCTGCCCAAGATTTGGATACCAATCAGGTGTTTGCTTTTCATGGTGACACGATCAAGAAGTTTCCTGAATGGTCAGAACGATATGATATTTTTATCATGCATAATGGTGTGTCCTTCGATGCACCTACATTGAATCGTCTGACAGGAAGTAACATCAAACTGAAACAGGTTCGGGATACACTGATCCTGTCTCAGCTTGTTGATCCAGCAATGGAAGATGGACATTCTCTTGATGCTTGGGGTAAACGCCTTGGGTTTCCAAAGACAGACTATTCAGATTTCACACACTTCAATCAGCAGATGCTTGAATACTGTGTGAATGACGTGAAGCTTACAGTGAAACTGTACAATCACTTGATGCCTATGATCCAGAAGTATTCGACAAAGAGTATCGAACTTGAACACACCATCAGGGCTATCGTTGATCAGCAGGAACGCAACGGCTTCACACTAAATGTTCCAGAAGCTTCGTGTCTAATGGCGAGGCTTTCGGAAGAAGCGGCAGATATTGAATCTGAGATGCAATCAATCTTCCCACCTATCATTACTGAAAGGTATTCTGAAAAGACAGGTAATAGATTGAAAGACCATGTGGAGATTTTTAATCCAGCTTCTCGCCAACAGATTGCAAAGCGTCTGATAGCAAAAGGCTGGAAGCCTACAAGCTTCACACCTACTGGACATCCAATTGTGGATGAAGGTACACTGAATGGTGTAGACATTCCAGAGGCTCAGAAGATTTCACAATATCTGCTATTGCAAAAAAGGGTATCACAAATCAAATCATGGATTAACGTTGTAGCTGACGACAACAAGGTTCATGGTAGGGTTATGACCCTTAAAGCAATCTCAGGAAGGATGGCACATCACAGTCCAAACATGGCGCAAATCCCTGCGGTATACTCACCATATGGTAAGGAATGCCGTGCAGTTTGGACTACGACAGACAGTAGGTATTCACTGTTAGGATGTGATGCATCTTCTCTTGAACTTCGGTGTCTCGCACATTACATGGGAGATAAAAGGTTTACCGAAGAGGTTGTGAATGGTGACATTCATACTGCGAATCAAAAGGCCGCTGGTCTTCCTACTAGGGATGCGGCAAAGACCTTTATCTATGCTCTGATCTATGGCGCAGGGCCATTCAAGATCGGATCTATTGTTGGTGGTGGTGCTAAAGAAGGTAAAGATATCATGTCTAAGTTTATGTCTAATATGCCAGCCCTAAAATCATTGCGTGATAAGATTGATAGGGCGGCACAGACTGGATATATTCGTGGTCTTGATGGAAGACTTCTAAAGGTACGACAACAACACGCCGCCGCTAATCTTTTGTTACAAGGTGCAGGTGCAATTATCTGTAAGGAATGGTTAAGGCAAATAACAATATTGGCTAGACGACAGGGCTTTGATTATAGCCTTGTCGCTAGTATCCACGATGAGTATCAGTTTGAAGTTCGGAAAGATCAAGCACAAAGCTTTGGTGAAATGACACAGAAAGCAATGAAGCTTGTAGAAAAAGAACTGAATGTTCTGTGTCCATTGGACAGTGAATTTAAAATTGGAAACAATTGGGCAGAAACTCATTAAATATATGTTGACATATGTAATTACCTATGTCATAATTCACAAATCATACAACAGTGGCTAAGACCACATAGAAAGAAAGGAGCATTTATTATGCCAGTATTATCAGGAAAAGCTTATTGGGCATCTATCTCAACACCTAACACTACCTTTGAACCATCCTATCAGATTGACCTTGCCTTGGACGAAGGTGAAGTTGAGAAGGCTAAGAAGCTAGGTCTTATAATTAAATCCAAGGGTGATGACCGTGGTAACTTTGTACATATCAAGCGTAAGGTAAATCGTAAAGATGGTGGTGTTAATTCTGCACCAGCACTGAAGGATGCCCAGAAGCGTGATATGCACGGTACTCTTATTGGTAATGGTTCCGATGTTAACGTCCTGTTTAAAACCTATGAATGGGAATATGCAGGTAAAAAAGGAATCGGTACAGATCTTCAAGCTGTACAGGTAGTAAATCTTGTGGCCTATGGTGGCAAGAATGATGCCGATGACTTTGATGTTGTTCCCGGCGGCTACAATGCAGAAGACGCTTCCTTCGATGACGATGACATTAACTTTGGTGTTTCGTCAGCAGCCTAAGTAACAACATCAATCGGGAGCAGAACATTTAGTTAATGTCTGTGGGCTGGCTTGTGTTAGCGGTGGGTACGCCAGCATCTTTTAAATAAACAGAAGGAGCATCTTTATGAGACATGAAGATTTTATGAAAGCTAAACAAGCTGAACTAAATGATCAGTGGATGCATACCAAAACTGTTCAAGCTAACAAGCAATCAGATGTGGATATGGTAGACCATCCACCACATTACAATGCTTCAGGTATAGAATGTATTGAAGCTATCGAAGCGGCTTGTGGTGATGGCTTTGAGTATTATCTTCAAGGAAACATAATTAAATATCTTTGGAGATATAGATATAAGAATGGTATGGAAGATCTACAGAAAGCACAGTGGTATTTAGCCAAGCTTATTAACGAACAAACCAGAAAGGAACTATCGTAATGAAAAAGATAGATACACTTATTGAAGACATATATAGTCTTCTTGAGAATGGTACAAACGTTTCGTCTGTGCAGAACAGAGATATTCTACATAACTTTGGTAGTGAAATGTCTTCGATTCTTCGCAAGGCATTATCAGAACCATCAACAGAAAAAAGAAAACCAAGACTGCGTATGTCACAGGTAGGTAAACCTAATCGCCAACTGTGGTATGATATGCAGGAAGATGTTGAAGCGGAAATGATCAACGGTCAAACTCGTATCAAGTTTCTATATGGAGATATCCTAGAAGCCCTGTTGATTGCATTGACAGAACTGGCTGGTCACACTGTGACAGAGAAACAAGAGGAAGTTGAGGTTGAAGGTATCAAGGGACACAAAGACTGTCGTATTGATGGTGTCCTTGTAGATATCAAGTCTGCTTCTCCATACGCCTTTAAGAAGTTTAAGGAAGGAACACTACATTCTGATGATCCTTTCGGATACATTGCTCAGATCAGTGGATATGCTGAAGCAGGTAACGACAACAAAGCTGCATTCTTTGCTATTGATAAATCATCTGCAGATCTTGCACTAATGGAAGTACAGCCTGTACATATGATCAATGCATCTGAACGTATTCGGAATGTTAAGAGCATGGTTTCTTCTTCAACACCACCTGAACGTTGTTACCAACCAGAGCCTGATGGCACATCTGGTAATATGAAGCTTGCTATTGGATGTGTGTTTTGTCCATACAAGTTTAAATGCTGGGACGATGCTAATGGTGGTACAGGCATTAGATCTTTTCAATACTCTAATGGTGTCCGTCACCTAGTACAGGTAGCAAAGACACCTAACGTTGAAGAGATTACTGATGCCGCATAAAAGAAGAAAGCGTGACATAGATCATAAGTACAGATCTAATTCAGAATATAATACTGCCACTGTGTTAATCAAACACAAGATTGATTTCAAGTATGAGACTGATCCAATCAGTTATGTATGGACTGAAGATAAAAAATACATTCCTGATTTTATCTTACCTAATGGTGTCATACTTGAAGTCAAGGGCAGGTTTATGTTGGAAGATAGAAAGAAACATCTGTTTATTCGTGACCAGTATGGTTCTGACTATGACATTAGATTTGTATTTGATAATCCTAATCGTAAACTATACAAAGGTGGTAAGATGACCTATGCCGATTGGTGTGAGAAGTATGACTTCAAATACTGTAAGCAAGGCGAAGGTATACCAATAGAATGGCTGAATGAAAAAAGAAGAAATAGTAATAGATGAAATAATCAATGAGGTTACAACGCCTGAGAAGACGTTGTTCCTCTGCGTTATACTACAAGCACTGCTTGATGCCACGAAACCTTCATACATGGGTGAACCAGATTCATCTGTGCTTGAAAGAGATCGGGCAGTTGCTTGGTTCTTTGCATCAGTCGGAGTAACTTCAGAAGACTTCACCGTAGTCTGTGACTATGCTGGCGTTGATCCTTCTTATATGCGTGACTTTGCTTTCAAGGTTCTTAAATCTGGTGAAGTAGAGTATGTTCGCAAAAGAATTAATGCAGTTTTAGGGCATTAGATTATTGCAACTGTGACCCTGTTGTGGTACACTTGAGTCTTATTCACTATTCAGAAAGGAAGCGACATATGAATAACCATTTACCTACAGACTATCAAAATTTTATAGCCCTATCACGTTATGCAAGGTGGAAAGAAGATGAACAAAGACGAGAAACATGGAATGAAACCGTATCAAGATATTTTGATTATATGGCTAGTCACTTGGCTAGGAATAATAATTACAAGCTATCTGACAGTTTAAGATCTGAACTAGAAGAAGCAGTATTAAACCAATCTATTATGCCAAGTATGCGTTCACTGATGACCAGTGGCCCTGCATTGGAACGTTGTCATGTAGGTGGATATAATTGTTCTTATGTACCAGTGGATAGTCCACGTGCATTTGACGAAACTATGTATATCCTTATGTGTGGTACAGGTGTCGGCTTCTCTGTGGAACGACACAACATTGAGAAACTTCCTGTAGTGAATGAGGAATTCCATACCACAGACACAGTAATTAAAGTAGGTGATAGTCGTCCGGGTTGGGCTAAGTCATTGAAAGAACTGATTGCTATGCTGTACACTGGTCAGATTCCTAAGTTCGATGTATCAGAAGTACGTCCTGCAGGTGCAAGGCTAAAGACTTTTGGTGGACGTGCATCTGGCCCACAACCGCTGATCGAATTGTTTAACTTCTGTATTGAGAAGTTTAAGGGTGCGGCAGGACGTAGGCTATATCCTATTGAATGCCATGACATCATGTGTAAGATTGGTGAAGTGGTAGTCGTTGGTGGTGTACGCCGTTCAGCTTTGATCAGCTTGTCTAATCTTAACGATGATCAGATGGCTCATGCTAAGTCAGGCCAGTGGTGGGAGAATGAAGGTCAACGTGCGTTGGCTAATAACTCTGTGGCCTACAAGCAGAAGCCAGAGATGGGTACATTCATGCGTGAATGGTTGTCACTGTACGACAGTAAGTCAGGTGAACGTGGCATCTTCAACCGTGAATCATCCAAGAAGCAAGCAGCTAAGAATGGTAGACGTGACGCTGATCAGGACTTTGGTTGTAACCCATGTTCTGAAATCATCCTACGTCCTTATCAGTTCTGTAATCTGTCAGAGGTTGTAGCACGTGAGACTGATACTCTTCTATCATTGAAAGAAAAGGTACGTCTTGCAACTATCCTTGGCACATTCCAAGCTACGCTGACTAACTTCAAGTATCTCCGTAAGATCTGGAAGCAGAACACGGAAGAAGAACGTCTACTTGGTGTGTCTCTTACAGGTATTATGGACTGTGCTATACTTCACAAAGGAAAAGAAGTGCCTGACACACTTGAGATGCTTCGTGTTACAGCTATTGAAGCTAACAAATCTATGGCACAACAGCTTGGCATTAGTCAATCAACTGCCATTACTTGTGTAAAGCCTAGTGGTACTGTGTCTCAGTTAGTAGATAGTGCATCAGGTATTCATGCACGTCAC